TAGATGTTATTAAGTTTAATTTACTTAAAGTAAATAAAATTGACTTAAAAGTCAATAAGGAGTTATAAATATAATTTAAAAGTGATAAAAATAAAACAAAAAAAATCATAATAGGATTTCATCCCATTTAGGAGCGTTTTTAATTCTCCAGGCTTTAATATAATTATCATATTCTTCTTTATTTTTAAATACAAAATTATCAAATTCTTTAACTTCTAAATTCTTTTCAATCCTTCCGAGATATCTATTTACATCTTTTCTAAATATTATTCTTTTCCATATAATCACCTATTCAATAAAATTACTACAAAACAAATAATTAAAAATATAGCTCCATATTCAATTACTAAAAACCAATTATCATTTAAAAATTTATTAATAAAAATCACTCCCTTTCTCATTTAAATTTATTCTTTCATCTGGCCCAACAATTATAAAAGCGGTTTTATCCTCAGTCCTTCTATTTTGCCAATTAAAATGTTTCCATTCTTTTTTATCCATGTTATTCACTCTCCATTTATTAATGTATTAATATATTCTTCTAGGCATCTTTGATATTTTTGAGGAAGATTAATATAAATTTTGGTTGAACAAATTGTAATATTTATAATTTTATTTAATTCCTCCTCAGATAATTTATCCAATGGGAGCGATTTAATCAATTTATTCGATTCATTTTTTAAAAAAATATAATTATTTTGTGCATCAGATTTTTTCATATTAATCAACCTCTTTAATTTCAATTTTATTTATATCAGTCTCACTAAACCCAATTTCTTTTAATTGAGCTTTCAAATTATTTAATTCCTCTTTTTCTATTTCTTCCATATAATCTCTTCCACTATCAGATTCAATTCCATAGAGTCCACCGGAAGTAATACGTTGGATCACCCCATTAATATTAATTTCGGCTTCGGCTATGATGCCTATATAACACCAATTACCATTATTTAGGCTTTCCATCCTTTCATAATCTTGTTTTGCTTGAAGGAAAAGATCTTTTTTTTCTTTTTGGGTTTTTCCGGTTAACGGGTTTACATATGGATTAAAATATCTATATTCTCCTCTATTCATATCCCCTAAAATTTTACGATCAAAAGAGAATTTGTTTCTTTTATTAGAATATTCTCCCATGTATGATGTATCTGGGCTTTCATCGACTACGTGTTTAATTTTGATTGATTGAATTTTTTTCATTTTTAATCACTCTCCCTTATTTAATTCTAATTCTATTTCAGTAATATATTTATTGTCGGCCAAAAGTTCGACTAGATTACATATTTCTTTTATTTGTTGTTGGTTTAGAAATCCTTTAGAATAATATTCTTTATATGGAAAGCTGGTAATAAAATTGTTATGTGGAGATCTATTTAATTTTATTTCAAGATATACATTTTTATTGTCTATATCTTTTAACTGATATAGTTCTCCTCTTATATAGGAAATTAATTTGAATTTCATTTATACCGCTCTCCTTAATGATCCTTTGCCATTTCGTTTTTAAAATCTTCCTCAATTTCCTCCTCGCAAACCCATTTTGCGAATTCTATTCCCATGTTGTATACTTCTTCTTTTTCTTCCAATTGTGCGAGAGAAAGAAGTTGAAATCCGTCTTCAATTTCCAAGTCATCTTCCAAGACTTCAGAAATATAATAAACCCTGTCATTCCTGGAATGGAGCCACGCCGTAAGATCAGAAGTATATGAATCAGCTTCTAAAGAACTAAAAATGTCATCTCTTAAGGCATCAAAATCTATATCTTCCAAATTAATATTCTCATCATACATGGATTCGTATATTGCATCAAAGCAATAACTTAACCATTTGTAATGATAATCATCTACTTCTAAATCCAAATGGAAAAGTTTATTCATCATTTCTTCATTTTTGCCTATTAAATCAGAGAAAATATAAACTTCTCTATCTTTTAAATAGGTCATTCCGTTTTTCAATATATTTCTTAAGTTTGAATCTTTAAATTTCATATTTCCACCATATCCATTAATTGATCCTTAATCGATCTATTTAAATCTATTTGCCACATTCTTTTAGCATATTCTACCTTTTCGTTATAAGTTAAACTATTTTGTGAAAATGATTTTTTCAGATCTTCCTTAATCATTTCTTCAATTCTTGAAGCTTCTTCGGACTCCCTTTGAGAAAAATCTTCTTCATCAAAAATGGGATACTCTTCCAATTTTTCTAGTATCTCCTCACATTTTTCTATAGAATCATAGTCGTCCTCGCGGACTCCTATTGATTCTATCCAACCCACCGCCCAGTGATTAGAGCGGATTTCTATGAAATTTATACTATTCTTTTCACAAAAGGATTTAATACTCTGATAGTTGGACTCTTCTAAAATTTTTGAGTCTCTGGAATGAGATACTAAAATATAATATTCGTCATATCTTTTTCCGATGTAATAGGAGTCATCCCATTTAGGCATTTTAGTTATCAAGTTATTTCTATTTAAGAAGTTTAATACTTCTTGGTAATTATCCTCTAAAGTTTGAGGAAAATTATATGGTAGAATATTATTCTCTATCAAATATTCTACATAGTCAGAACTTGATTTAGAAATATCTCTAATTTTATTTAGAGTATTATCCCATTTCTCTTTATCAAATATATCAACTCCTTTATACAAGAAGTTAATATAATCTCTAGTTATATAATCTGTTTTTATTTGATGTAATTCATAAAAAGCTTGTTTGGATTGATGATCTATTTCAATATACAAATGATGTATATTGAATAAATCTAATTCATGAGGTGCGAAAAATTCTTTTATTTGTCTCTTGTCCATTAATATAAAATTTTGCATTTATTTCATCTCCTTTTAAACTTTAAAGTGTAACAATAATATTATATGTATCATATTGATTGTATTCAACTACACAAATACATTCTTTTTCTATTTCATCGGCTATATAGTCGTCTAAATTATTTATTTCTCCCTCTTCCTCAAGCAGTTTTTTAAGTTCGTCGGGAATGTATTCCTCAAAAGAAGAATATTCATATATAAGGATAAAATTATCTTCCTCATCTAAAGTTAAATAAATTCCAGAGTATCCTTTATATTTTATTTCTAGGGAACCTATCTTAGTTAATTTATCTTTATCAAATATATCTTCTAAAGTCCTTAAAAATTGCGCCGCTTCTAACATCGGCTCAATTGTATCCTGTTTAATGTTTTTAATGACATCTTGAGTTAATTTTTCTATTTGATCCATTTTAATCATCTCCCTCAATTAATTGCCCACAAAAAGAGAAAAAATTTTCTCAATTTGTTGAGTTAATTAAGGAATTCTTACTTTTCCATCTATTAAAGTTCTTAATTCTTTTATGGATGTACAAATTTTACAGGTTTTTGCATCATAGGGCTTATCTGGGCCGTCGCAAGCCCAAAAATCACAACCACATTCTTTTAAACACTTAATAATCTCCCTTATTTTTCTCCTTTCTTTACTGTTCAAATTTATCCCTCTTCTTCAAGGATTATTACTATTTCAGACATATTTTATCTCCTCTTAAACTTTCACTCACTAAAAAAGTTAAAACTCTTTTAGTGTAGTGGTCTAAAGGAATTCGATGTTAGCCAATACCGATTTAGGGTTTAATTGTTTAATATTCATAACGATAATAATTCTGTCGAACCAATCAATGTTATTTGCGTCTATTTCAGTATTATTTATAAATAGATACAAATAATTAGCAGTCTCGATACATGAAGAATTATAAACGTCTAAAATTATATCTTCATGTATTAAAACCTGACTGTCAATGTTGTGTGGTTGTTGCGGTTTTTCCTGTGCTATTCCCGTGCTCGCGAGGAGCAACAAAACTACTAGGTATTTATACATTTAAATCAGTCCTATTTATTTTTTTATTTTGTTAACAAAATTTAGTCTCTCGTTCCTGTCATTCCTTTTGTACTTCTCCTCCCAATTTTTATTTTATACCAAAAATCTTTTGGTATAATTATTTCGGGGTGTTGATTCTTTTTATGATATATTTTTCCGTCCGAAATGTAAAACTGATTTCCTCTTCTTGAGATTTTGCCGTCGCAAAAATGGCTATCGATTATTTGATAGTTTGTTACTTCTTTAAATTTCTTACATTTTTCTTCTATCTTGAATACGGCTACGTCTCCTTGCCTTGTTAGATTTTTTAGTGAGTCTAAGGGTCCCAAATTCCAAATCCATCTAATAGCTGTGCCGATGGAATTACAAGAATCCGATACCTGATGAGCGAATTTTGAGCCAGACTCATTATATCCGACTAGATATTTATCCTCGCGACGCGAAGGATACCATTTTGAAGATTTTGAGTAGGATCGCGATCTTAGAACTTTCGCGAGAATTAGGACTTTGCCTGTGGCATGATATTTTTTTAGATCTTTTTTGTTATTTATATAATCTTGAATATAGATATCAATATCGTCATTTGACAAATATACTCTATGCTCATCATGGTCGATTGCGGTTTCCTGGACTAATTCTTTTAATTGATTTATATAAATTAGTTTTTTGGCAGTTTGGGTTTTCTTTAGTTCTTTAATTCTTTTTGGAAGCAGTTTTATGAGGAATTTTAAATTCTCCTCAGTGTAAGGTTTTCTTGTCCGGCCAAATAAACGAATTTGGCCGAATACAAAATTAATTGTAAATCTGGAAGGATAATTAATTTTGTATTTCTTATTTAAAATGATTTTATTTTCTGAGGTTAATTCGGTGTGATAAATAGAAGTAGATCCAAATCTCTCTTCTATTTTCGATTTAAATTCGTCGGCTGAAATAGTTTTCATTTCATTCTCCCTCCACATAAATTCTTTTCGCTAACTCACTGATATATGTTCTCCCTATCGGATAATTATAATCCAACGCATTTTGAACTATCCATAGAGCTTTATTCTCTTCTATTTTGTTTTCCTTGCAATATTTGGCCGCGTTGCAAGCCCTTTCATATGCCGTTATCATTTTTTTTCATCTCCTTTTATATACTGCTTATTATTGGCGCTAAACAAAAGAATTAGTTTTATTTAGCGCCGGGAATAATTAATAGATTATTCTAATTTTGATAAAAGTTTTTCATTTTCCATCGCTACCACGATATTTTCGCGATAGAATGAAGAACTCTTATCTATCATTTCTCCCACCATTTTTATAATGGCAATTGAATCTATTTCACCGTTCAAAGGTTTGAGACTTCGAGACAAGTCTCGCCACGTTTGACCCCATCCATCGAATGGGCGACAATAATCAATCAGGATTGTATCCTTTCCAGCTACAAGCTGGTAGATGGTGCCTGACCACTTTCCATTTTTCTTGTAGTGGCTTCCAGTCACTACAACCTTGCCAGGGATAGATTTTCCCTGGAAAACCTCAAGTTTTCCCTCGCTCAAAACGAGCAATTGGGGGGTTCTGCTGCGATTCCTCATTTCAGAGGACCATGTTATTTCTTGCATTTTTCTTTTCATCTCCTATATGTTATTTATTATCGCGAGATTTTTACATCTCGCGCGAAATAATTTCTCAATATTGTTGTTTCAATATTATTGTTTCAATAACGTTATCATTATTAATATTCCTACAAAATAAGTTAAAATATAAATTAGATTGTTTTCTAATGAAAAATATTCTTTAATGTTTTCACTTCCATAAAATGCTTTATTTCTCTTTTTGGAACAAAATTAGAGAATGTTCTTTTGGTTTTTTCGTGGATATTGAAATTCCCATATTTTTCTTCTATACATCGAGCCGCGGCGGATTTGCGACGGTTAAGTTTGCGTTTTTGGCCGTGAGACATTTATATCATTCCTCAAATCCCCCCAGTATATGCGCATACGCATATCAGTGCGTAAAAAATTATCACTAATGCCGATCCGCCGTAAACAAACCATTGTTCAAAATACCAACAATTCGATTGCATTTTGATATCCCTCCTTAAAGATCTCCCAGCCTTAATCCGTCTATTTCCAAAAGGGTTTCCGCCAAAACCCCGATTAGAAAAATAAAAATAAGATCATCAAACATTAGGTCTAAAAATATGGGTTTGGAGATTAATACATATAACATTGTTACAGTTGAGATAGTCTTCGCCGCAATTGAAATTATCCTAAGCATTGTTTTCATCTCTTATCATTCCTTTTCTTAAAAACTTTCTAGCTCAAAAAGGTTTTTAATCCTCTTTGTGTCTAGGTTTTCAAGCTTCCGTCAAATTTATTTGAACCTCTTTTTTTTGATAATTCGTCTTTTTAGGCTTTTACTCTCTCAGAAAAATCCCTTTAAAAAGGCTGGATTCTTTTTCAGAGGATTCTAGTTCTCGCGATTTCAGGAGAGATCTAAGCCCCTAACTTTCTCCTGTCGCGTTTTTAGGAAGCCGGAAATGGGCCTTTCTCTCATCTTTTTCTTTTCTTTCAGTAGAGAGAAAGACGTGGCATTTCCGCTAGACTTCCCGGTTATTAGCCCTTGTTTTTTTCTGAGATCTGAGTTTTTTTGCACCTCACATCTCAGCAATACATACTATGGCGTTTCGACTATTTATACTTTTCTAGTGAAATTCAACGAAATTAGAATAAAATAACGTTTATATGAATTATGATATAGTGCGATTATTAAATAAATATCGGTAGGACAAAACAAAGAGATATATCTCCCCGGCTCCGCGCGAAAGGGCGCGAAGGGACAAAAGAAGGAAGATAGCCCGCGCGAGAGATGGATCACTACGCGAGCTGATGATGTTTTGTGCGCGCGAGTGGCTTTTTATTCGTGTTTTTGTTGGTTAGCGGCTAGAAAAAGCACGAATAAAAGATTATATGAAATTACTTTGTAGAATGTAGAGTAAAATACCTTATTTGAAACATATAGAAATATAGTTATTTAATTCTAATTGTATAAATATAGCTAATGTATATCATAATGTTCTACTGATATTTATATTTAATAGATATAAATTATTTCGTAAAATCAGTTTTAAGACAGGTTAAAATCTAAGATTGGTGATTAGTCGAATTAGGAAGAAAAGCTTAAATTTGAGGCAATCACAAAGGAATAGATTGAGATTGAGAATGAGATTGAGAATGAGATTGAGAATGAGATCTGATTTAGTTTATTATCTGGCATTCAATTTTTATATAATTATCAGTAGAACGTTAGAATAGTTTATATAACTCATAGTTGACATAATTATAATATGGCTCTAAACTAATCCACTAAGATTAAAATAAAGAACGTAAATAATAAAGAGATATCAAAGTAAAAGAGGTATTAATATAAAATCTGTAGATCGATTATACAGAGCCTCTACTGATTGCTGTTTATGTGAAAATATCACTTTAGATGTTAATTTAGTAAAAATAGTAGCAATAAATAAGAGTATTAGACTGAGGAAAAGATTGATATAGTGCAACAATCTATCACGATTAATTCTAGTGTGAATTAAATGTATAATAGTAACACGATTTTGTTTTATAAAAATAAGGCAGATAAAAATATCAAGAGGCTTTGATCTCATTATTACGTTTTTATGTGAAAGTAAGAACGTTAACGATTTATAACGATTTATAACGATTTATAACGGAGATATATAACTATTCTACATATATGTTAATAGTTAATCGTGATAGTATAACTATTAATAATTATAAATTGGTGTAAAATGTAAAGAAAATACGTGTATTTTTTTACAGTTTTGTATAACAATATTAATCATTATAAATTAATTTTATTGAATATAATTGTTTGTATAGTTATCAAGAAATAAAAACTTAGGATGGGTGGTTTGTGTTAAAAAGTCTTAAAAATGGTTGAACGAAAAACAGAGAATAGTAGACTCATAATTGAATTAATATAAAATTATTAAATATTATAATTTCACTGGTATTTATATATTGTAAAGCAAATTAATTAGTTTTTGTGGTATGAAAAAGTGCCTTATTTTACAAATTGATGAGTTAATTGAGTTAATAAGCAATAATTGTAATATAAATTAAAAAATTCGTCACAGTGTACAAAAGATACCTTCTCTACTTTGGTGTTTTTTGAAATTTTTTTGGCCTTCCTTAATTAATACTAAATGTATTTATATAATAATCATTTTAATTATTATATTTTTATATAAATCACTTTTGTTTTCTTTTACCCCCACCTTAAAAATTCTATAAATAGTATAAGTATTCTACTGTATATGTTAATTACATTTATTCGAAAAAACTTTAAAAAAGTATTAATAGTATCTTATTGTTTTTTTTAGTTGAAAGCGATAGCAGACGACTATCTATCATGAATAATTTTTTAGGAAGTGTTGAAATGCAAAGTTTATTAATATATAAATATCAGAAGACGTTAGAATTTTTAGTAATTTTTAGGTAAACCTAAAATTAAACAAAAAGATAATTTTTTTATTTGTTTATTTAACGAATTGATGGGAAAATTTATAATGATAATTCGTTAACAAGTATTACGATTTCAAATAAAAGTATGCAAAAAAAAAGATTAAAATAGGAATTTAAAATAAAAATAAATAGCCAAAATCGAAAAAATAATCGTGATAGATTATTTAAGCATTATGTTAGCTAAATAAGATTATAACTTGTTAATTTGTTTTTTATTTATAAACTCTAATAAAATTATCGATTTTTTAAAAACTAGGCCTTTACTGCTATTTATATATTAAAAAAGTTTAAAAGTTCTCACTTCCTAAAAAAATATTCGTGATAGATTACCTCCCGATACTTATTTACAACTCAAAAATAGCAAAATACTATTAATACTTTTTCAAACTTTTTTTAAATAAATGTAATTTTCGTTTGGCATCGCCTCCCGCTAGCGAACGCGAAAAAACCACACGGTTTTTGTCTTTTTTTTTATTTTATAAGCTTAACAATATTAAATTGCTATTCTAAATGTTTAATAATTATAAATAAGAATTAACTTGATCATTTTTTGTAAAGCTTTAAAATATTTTAATAATTGATAACGTTATTATAAATTGATCACGATTTATTAACTAGATAACGATTTTAAAAATTAAACGCTAAGGTTTATAAAATTAATAAGATCTATAAAAGGAATAAGATTTAATAGATTGTAGAATCTATATAGAATTTAAAATTATATAGATATTTATATTATTATAAACACTTTGCGTTTAAGTATATAAAATGAATAATATTTTAATAATTGAAAAGAAGGATTGTTATTAATGTTCAAAATGATTCTGATAATATAAATAATTATTAAGTTATTAAACATTGATTCGACCTATATCGATTAAAAACCGTTATCAGTAAGCCATAAGAAATATACATATTTTTATAAATAACCTTCAAACTCGATAATCTAGTTCCGGCGCTCCATGATTTTAGAACGTCGCGGCATAGCGATTTTTTCGGTAGCAGTAGACGTTATTTGTAGCTCTTATAGTATATGAAATGCTTGAATTGAGAAAGGCTTTTTGGGGTGAAAACATCTATTGTGAAATTATTTTGGAAGTTGTGAGAAATAATTATTAAAGATTAATAAGATTAATTTAATTATAAGTTTAATAAATATTGTTAATTTAAATAGATTAATAATCGTTATTTAAATATAAAGTAAAATACAATTGTTAATTATATAATATAATATAATATTAATTAAATATAGTTAATTATATATAAATATTTATATAGGGGGTACCTTTATAAAAATAAGTGCGGGCCGCGTGCTCGTTTAGCTAAAAAAAAATGACAGTCCAAATTAGATTAAATAGTAGTTAAATGATAGAAAGATTTATATATATTAATAGGCAATTATTCGTATTGATCTTTTATGATAACAAGTATTAATGGTGTAAACTATGAAATAATATCTATCGAAAATAAACAATATTATAAAAATAGATATTGTAGATGCGGATGCGGAAATAGAATACCGTTTAAAGAGTGGCATAGAAGTGCAAGTAAAAAACTGCCTGTTTATTTTTCCCCGTCTCACTCCGCGAAACATAAATTTGCGGAAGATCCAAGTTATCTTCAACAGATCAACGATAAAAAATTATCTTTGAGTCCGAATGAAGTTTTAATAAAGGGAGAGGTTTTTGAACTTATAAAAGTTGGATAGGTGCTATATTACAAGGACAGGTTTTGTAAATGTGGATGCGGTGAGCTAGTTCGTTATCTGAAGACCCATAGCCATAATGGAGTTCCAGATAGATTACCTAGACATGTTTATAAGGTTAATCTAATGGATTGTAATGAAATATTTGAAATTAGTGGAATATTCTATTACAAATACAGGTTTTGTAAATGTGGATGTGGACAAAATTTGAGATTTTATAAGAATGTAGAACATGTGTATGTAAAAAATCATCAATTAAACGATCCAGAATATATTGAGAGAAGAAAAAAAATATTTAATACCGAGGAACATAAATTAAAAAATGGCGAGGCGCTGAGGAAACATTTTGCAGAAGTTCGAACAAAGGAAGAGTAAGAAGGATATATTACTATTAAAGGAGGAATTAAAGAAAAAATAGAAATTATAGATGGTATAAAATATTATAAAAACTTTTTTTGTAAATGTGGATGTGGCGGCAAAATAAAGGTAACTAATTGTAGTATTAAAAACGGTGTTCCGAGTTACCTGGAAAATCACTGGAATTCGGGACGTAAAATAAAAATAGTTATTGAGGATGGTATTGAGTGTTGGGAAGGATTAATATGCGCCTGCGGTTGCGGAAAGAGTATTCCCACTTCTCAAAGTCGAAGTCGTGATAGAAAATATATTACTGGACATAAATCTCAAAAGACAAAATTCGAGAAAAATGAATTTTTAAAGACAAATAAAGATCTTATAGAGATTGACGGAGTTACATATTATAAAAATACCTATTGTAAGTGTGGCTGTGGAGCCAGAATTAAATACAAAAACCAACATAAGTATTCTGGAATACCAAAATATATTGGAACTCATTTCATAAACGATAAAATTTTTATGGAAAACTTAAAGAAAAGTGGCAAGGCGCGTGCTTTAGAGCAACTTTCTCAAGAAGGATCTTATGCGCAAATAGGGACTTATTTGTCTTTAAAAAGTAATATGTCGATAGCATATGATTCTTCTTACGAACTAAAAGCAATGAAAATTTTTGAAAATGATCCAGCTATTAATTCTTATGGCAGGTGTAAAATTGGAATACCATACCTATTAGATGGTGAGCTTCATAGATATTTTCCAGATTTTATAGTAAACTACCCTACGAATTCAAAAATAATTGAAATAAAACCCGAAAAATTTATTAATTCTACCAAAAATCTTGCCAAGTTTTCCGCCGCTAGAAAATATTGTGAACAACATAACCTAGAATTTTCCCTCTTGACTGAAAAAGATTTAAACTTTAAAAAAGTGAGAAATACTGCTAACTAAAATTTTTTATAAAAATAAAAGACAATACAAGTAGATAAAGTAGTAACCGAAGCTTATAAATAATATAATAGCGTATTTAAAATTCTATGCCTTCTTCCGGATTCAATCTAATACCACAAATAATTGAATCGGTCAACATTCTAAAACCATCTAGTATTTTAGACGTTGGTTGTGGCAACGGTAAATATGGATTTTTATGTCACGAAGCGCTCTATTTTTGGAATAATATATGCCCAACAATTGACGCTATCGAGGGTTATCCTAACTATATCGGAAAATTACAAAGAGAAATATATAACAAAATATACATAGGGGAGGCCCTGTCTATTCTAAAAACCTTGCCAGATAATTCTTACGACCTTGTTTTAGCTGTTGAAATCCTGGAGCATTTTTCAAAAACTGAAGGTATAGAATTCTTGCAATATCTTAAAAGAGTTGGAAGAAACGTTATCCTTTCTTGTCCTAAAATTACCAAACCTCAAGATGCTATCAATGACAATAGTTATGAAATTCATCGATCTCAATGGCGACAAAAGGATTTTGGAGAATGTGTTGTTCTGCCAAATAAATATTCTTTAATTATTGTTATTGGACCAGATAGAAATAAAATCAAAACCGAAAAAGTTAAAAAATCAATAATAAGTAAACTAATGGAGATAAAATCATATGTACTACAACATAGAGGACTATTGGAAGAATAGAGGAAAAGGTTATTTTGCGGAGTTCCAAAAGAGACGCAATCTTTTAACTAGATATAGATTCTGGCAACAAGAGAGAACAATCAGAAAAACACTCCCATATAATGTTGAAACGGTATTAGAGGTTGGGTGCGGATTTGGCAGAATTACTAAAATCCTTCTTGAAAATCCAAACACTCAATATATTGAAGCAATAGATATTTCTCCGGATCAAATTAATACCGCCAAGAAGAATATTACAGATTTAAGAGCAAACTTTTGGGTTAAGTCAATATTCGATTTAAATTATGATAATGATTTTGATCTTGTAGTCGCATCTGAAGTTTTAATGCATATACCGCCAGATAGATTTCAAGAAGCGATTGAACGGTTGCATAGAGCGGGAAAACAGGTATATCATGTTGACTGGTATGCACCCAATGAGCCAAAAACAGTTGGAGGTTTTTGTTGGCAACATGAATATATCGAGCCAATAGTTAAAAAATTACATAGACAAGCTATTTATTTGGGACCATAAATGAAAATACTTACTAGTGTTGCTATTGAGCCCACAAATCATTGTAATTTCGATTGTGTCATGTGCTATAGAGGAGAGCGGGAACGCGGCTACATGTCTTGGAAAACTTTTATAGAAGTAATGTATCAAATAAAGAAGATTCGAACTATAAATCTTATTGGTCTTAACTTCGCGGGAGAGCCACTGTTGCATCCCAATTTCCTTGAAATGATAAATTATATTAATTCCCAAAAGGATTTTCGAATAGTTCTACAATCTCATTTTCCTTTTGTGGCCCTAAAGCGAGGGTATTCTATTGCGTTTACAACAAATGGATCTTTGTTGATGCCTGAAAAATTTGATGCATTAAATGGAAAAGTTGATAGAATTCAAATATCAATAGATGGATCGAAGGAAGATACTGAAAAACAAAGAGTTGGATCTTCTTATGATACCATAAAAAGAAATGCTTTGTATGCAATTTTTCATAAAATGCCTAACACTAAAATAGCCATACACGCAACTAAAACTACTCAAACCCAAGAAAGTCTTAAAAAGTTTAAGTCTGATTGGCAAAACGCCGATGAAGTAACTATAATAGATGCTCATAACGAAAATTTAGTAAGATCCAGCCGCCTCCCTCAGTTGTCTCTATACTGTCACGAATTAAATCATTATTTAGTAGTATTGTGGAATGGGGATATAACTACATGTTGCGGAGACCTCGCCGGAAGAAATATTTGTGGGAACTTATTTAATGGCGGAATTTCTAAAGGAACAAAACCCGGGTCTCTTTGTAAAGAGTGTAATATTTATAGGTGATTTAAATGAAGAAAACTATTCAAGTGGAAGTATTTGATCGCATAGAAGAAAAACCCATCACCATGAGGACCAAGATTTACAAAACTATTGAGAAAGAAGTTGATGCCTGCGATCGGTGTGGTAAAGCATTTAATGGTGATATTCCAACTTGTCTGGGATGTGGAAAAGTTCTATGTTATATTTGCAATAGAACCGAAGATCTTGAACTTATTCAACTTTGGGTTGGCACTCAAGAAGAATATGGGGACAATTACCATATTGAAGGATCGGACGACTTTGATGTTGAATACTTCTATCTTTGTAAATCTTGCAAAGAAAATCCACCAGAGAAGATTAAATTCTGGAATAAACAAAAAGATATTGAAAATCTTGAGGGCCAAATAAAGAAAATAACCCAAGAAATGATTACGGAAGCTAGAGAGGTGAAATAATTTTTAATAAAATTTTTATGATAATACAAGTAGATAAAGTAGTAACAATAACTTTATATATAATAAAAACAGTATCTATTTATGCCATGTGGAGGGTATTCTGACCATTGTGATATATCTGGATATTATATAGATTATCTTCCACCGTTTTCATACCAGAATATGACTTGTTACGTTTGGAGCAATACCAACGAGTGTGGAGAATCTTATTTTGTTGATAATTCTGGATGTTATAAGAACATAAGCCACAATAATTATTCTAATTATGCTAATATTCCTCATGATAATGTAGATTTCGACGACGGGGTGTTTGGAAATACTGTATTTCGCGACTATGGGAATTACGCGAATATTAGGCACGAGAACGTTCCTGCCTGGAGTAATTATGTTTTTTCAACAGATTGGAATAATCATTCTGATCATGATAACAATTCCGGGAGTTCTTATGTACATACAGACTCAAATCCCCATACGGATTTGTGGCCTCATACCGATGATCCTCACGAAAACGATCCTTGGTATCATTGGCCTAATTATGAAAACGTTCCATTTAATGATGGAGTATTTGGGAATATTCCATTCGAGAATGATCCTTGGTATCATTGGCCTAATTATGGGAATAATCCATTCTCTAACTTTTGTAATCATACCGATACATATATTTAAAGAGGAGACTAAACTTGTCAACTATTTTAATTTACCCGAAAACAACTTGTGAAGTTGGTTGTGAATATTGTTTTTCTAAACCAAATGAAAAGCAGGAATATGATAAAGAACAAATGATGATTGCCGTTAAAGAAGAAATTAGAAAAGATCGAATATTAAATAGTGGTCACGACCCAACAGTTGTTTTACATGGAGGAGAAATATGTTTTCTCCCTTTGGTTGATTTAGAATATTTTTTAAAGGAACTTGAAGATATAGGAATAACTTGCGGTCTACAGACCTCTTTAATGGGTATGACGAGAGATCATGTAAGACTTTTTAAGAAATATAAAGTTAAAGTTGGAGTTTCAAGAGATGGGCCAAAAGAGCTAAACATAATGAGAGGTCCGAGAAATAAAGAGGAAAATTTATTATATCAAGAAGAATTAATTAATAATCTAAAAATATTAAAAGAAGAAGGATTGAGTTGGGGAAATATTTGTATTCTATCAAAGGTTAATGCTTCGAAAGAAAATCTTCCCATTTTACTGAACTGGATAAAAACCAATAAAATAGATGGAAGATTTAACGCTATGTTTATTCCAACATTTAATGACAAGTTATCGAAATGGATGCTATCTTGTGATGAGTTAAAAAATGCCTGGATTGAAATATCTAAGGTTTCGATAGGGGAAAATATTTCAAATGTTGATCCTACGAGAGATTATATAGAATCTTTGTTGGGATACGGTACCGCGTCTTGTTCCACAGCCTCTCGGTGTGATTATGTTACAACAGTTTGCATTACAATATTAGGAAACGGAGAAATTAGTAGATGCGATCGGTGTCTCCAAGATGGAGTATATTTAAGATCTAAAGAAATAAAAACTACTTCAAGAAGCGATATGTTAGAAAAAACCGAATGCGCTGGGTGTAAATATTTTAAGGTTTGTGGGGGAGGATGCCCATCGGAAGGAATTGGCGGGGACTTCAGAAGAAAAACTTATTATTGTGATGCCATCTATGGTACGTTTGAATATTTGGAGAAGCAATTACGTGGCATGTTTCCCAATATAGTCCTTTCAATAGATGATCCAAACTATAAGAGAAATGAACCATTTAACTGGTCAAGAAACATGCAAAGAGGGACGCGTGGTGGTAACATTTTATCTAAAGATCACAGTAAGAATCCTAATAAACACGAAGTCTGTAAACAATCAGAATGTCGTGAAAGGGGCCATGTTAATACTCCTCACGGAGATCACATGAATCATATAAATAGGTGAGAAATGTCTATTATTTTACCATCCAAGTGGAATTCTTGGATTTATGAATTTTCCAAAGAATCGCAAATGCTTTTTTCGCGAGCGGAATTTGAGATGACCGCCATTGGGAAGAGAAAAGTGGGAACCATTCATCTAGATCCAAAGAATTTTGATATTCAATTAGAACAATTAACGGAGAGAGGGTTATATTTTGTCCCTATTTTTCGATCTAAAAGAAAAGAAGGATTTAATCATAATCTAAAAATCGAAGATAAAATATATAATGATACTATTATATATGGCGTAATTTCAACAAATTTAGATTGCGCGAAAGAATTTAGAGATTTACACAAAACTTGCAAGACAGGACAAATGAATCCCTCACCAAATCACGAGAAAATTGGTGATCTATTAGGATATCCGTCTTGTTGTTCCCATTTTTTTAATGAAAATTTTAAGGACAACAAAGACCCCGTTTTTAGCGTGGCGGCCAATTCAGATTTAGAAGCCAAGAACTTTTGTTATAATATTATAAATCCACCAAAAGAAAACGCCATTCATCTTAAGTATTTTGGGTTCAGAGTTATTCCTTGGGTTCCATGTTCTTACTACTGCATGGAAAGTCAAAAACATACTAAACAATGGATAGACCTAATGTATGAAATAGACCACGATAAAACAGAAAAATTATTAAAAATTTTATCAACTCCAGGAGAATTTAGTCTGGTGAACGGTCAAATGTTATGGAAATCTGATTTATTTATTGGAGTATGTGACGCTTTTAATGATTATTATATTGAGCCAAGAAAGATAGTAATCTCTGGAGAATAATGGCAGAAAGTAATATTACCGGAATTTTTACAATAAGAAACGCGATTGACGCAGGATATCCTTTTGTGGAATCTATTCTATCTGCACTTTCTTTTTGTGACGAAATTCTTGTAAATGATGGTGGATCGAATGATGGCACATTTCAATATCTTTGTAGGCTAAAAGAAAGTTATTCACAAATTAAAATATATAAAATTCCGGATAGAGGAAAAGCTAAATGGCAAGCGATTGATGATGTTCTAAACGTATTAATTAAGAAAGTGAAAACTGATTGGATTTTTGAACTTCAAGGGGACGAAATGTTTCATGAGAAAGATGTTTCTTCAATAAAAGATTTAATTAAAAATATAAATTGTTTAAAATATAATGGAGTGAGACATTCGCGTATAGATTTAACGTCGTGGGATACCAAAGTAAATAAACCTACATATAAAATGGGAACCATTAGACTGGTAAAGAACGTAGATAACCTTACTTCCGATTGGGGAGGGGATCATTTTACAATAAATCATAATCCCTATCCTAGGGAAGGTTTTACTCTTCACAATGTACCGCCAGAATATGATGTTCAAAACTTAAATTTATACCATTTTTGTGATGTATTTCCTGGAAATGTCAGAATTAAAGCAAAAAGACATGCCGAACACCTCGCGAGCACCGCGCAAGATAGAATTGACGCATATAACTATAGAAAGAGCAATCATACTTCTATCACCTCAAGGAACTTATCTGGAAATAAGAAGGAATTTCCTTTGTTAATGCAGGGGCTTTATGGATATCAATATTATACTGTAAGGGAAGAATTATTTAAATGAAAATAGATCTTGGTAATTGTGAAACAGAAGTAAGTTATTTATATTGCGGAAGGCAAGAGTATTTTGAATTAGTATGCCCAAGACAGGGAAACGACAAAAATAAACAAGTAAGACACAACTTATTTGGAGTGTACACTACTCAATATAAAGAAGTCGCCGCGTCTCATGCTATAACGTTCGACATTAATGGTTTTGTAGAATTTGATAAATATGGATATGTTTATATATTAAATCCAGAAGATTTTATTCAAATAGATTCTTGGCAATTTATAAG